TATACAGGATCTTCTTTACATTTTAAAAATTCAACAATATTCTCCTGTGTAAATTCAATAGGAGTATTTGCCTTTTTTAAATTGGGATTACCAAGATAAACTTCACTCATTATTTAAATTTATTTTAACTTATTGTATAACCTACTTTTGCACCTAAAATAGCAGCGTTCGCAGCAAAGATTGCTTCAGTTGGTTTTTTCTCTACAACTTCTACTGCATTACCTGGTAACGTAAAAGTTCCAATTGTAGTAGATCCTCCAACCTCATCAATGATAGTGACTAATCTAGCAGTAGCACTATTATTAACGAGACGAACTGCTGTAGCACTACCAAAGGTGGATGCACCTGCAGCATTTGTGCCACACGCAGCTTCAGTACCTTTAATTAATGTGATCATTATTCTAAACTTTTATTGACTATTTATGTTGTTTGTATATTCTTATCATTTTTTCTCTTACCTAGCAACCCACCTGCCTTATAATTTACATTAAAAATTTTCTGTTCAATAGAACGTAAATCTAGAGGCATATCCATTATTTTCTTACCTGTAAGACTTCTTAAATATTTTGTTTTCGTTGGAACTATCTGTTCCATGAAGGTTTGAAAAGTTTTCATTATACTTTTGGTTTTGGTATGGGCAATAGTTTTGTTATCTTTGTTCTATCACCACGAAATCTGGTTGTAGTTCTGTAACCCTTGTCTCTAATGTCTATAATAACATTTTCAGCTTCTTTTAAAAAATCTTTAAAACTTTTCATCAGCAGTTCCACCTTCTCAATGCCTTGTTTATTCTTGAATCTGGATCTCTTCTTGTTTTTGCAGAGGTAAGTTTCTTCTTCATACCTTTCATTCTTCTACAGAATGATAGTCTTCTCTTTGCAGATTTAGATCCTTTCTTTAATTTAGATGGTTTGGTTGTTACAGCAGTCTTTAATTTAGAACCAGGATTTTCACGACGATATGCCTTAACTGCTTTTCTACTTAATCCATCAGTCTTATCTTTACGATTGACTTTTTGCCAATCTTCATCCAACTCTTCTCTCCAGTTAGATGGAGATGGTCTTAGTGGTTTTGGTTTGATAATATCTACTGTTTCTATTTCTGTAAATTTGATATCATCTTTATTCCAATCTTGAATTAACAATTCACTTTCAATCGCAGTCATCTCTTTTAAAGCTTTTGCCAATTTTTTAGACTGTCCTAAATGTGTCATAGAACCATCTTTTAGTGCTTTAATTAATTTTTTTATGAATGGTATATCTTTTTTATCTAATACTTCAGGTAAAAAAGCATCGCTTATCACTTTCTCAGGTAGTTTAGCGTGTTTAGTAGATGCATATTTTTCTGCATCTTTTTTACTCATATTTTTAGCTGCCTTTTTAACTTCATCTGACGCATTTGGCATCTCACCTTTTAAGTATGCATAAACCATACCCATAAATCTTTGTTGACTCTTAGACAATGCCTTTTCATTAATCATTTCACCTTCTAATTCATTTGACATATACAATTTTGTGTAATCAACAGGAGATTTAACACCTTGTGGCAATGCCATATTTTTAGGATTTTTAGGTGTTTTTGGTAGTATTACTTTTTCTTCAATTTTTTTTACTTTCTTACCTATCCTTTTGGGAGTTAAAACACCTAAAAGTTTATCCACTGCATTGTCAAATACATTATCTTTTTTAGCATTAGGATTATATTCTTTTTTTTCTTCTACAGAAGAAGTTTCTTTTACTTCTTCTTCTTGGACTTTTTTACGCAGTTTGGGTACCTCTTACCAAACATGGTTTTCATTCCTTTCTTTTCGTAACCAGCCCAACACTTCTCATCTAAAGTTGATCTCCAATCGTAATGATCTTTAATACCCTTGTTGTGTCCAAGAATTTTTCCTCTAGAATTTCTTTGATCAGTATTGTAATTTACTGAGAATGTACCTGATCCTGTATTAGTTGATCTTCTACTTAATTCTAGAGCATATTGATTCTGCTGATCTTGAGTGTTTCCACCTTTTTCTATTGTTTTTTTCAAATTTTTAAAATTTCTATCAGTCATAGATTTTTCATAATCATCGGCAGTCTTTTCCTTTTCACCTTGATCAGATTGAACATTGGATTGACCTTGTTCCTTTCTATCCATTTTTGCAGGTTCAGGTTTAGGTTTTATTTTAGTGGTTTGGGCTCTCATACTATCCTTACCACCCTGTTCTTCAGGAATATATTCTTCTGATTTATTACCCCAATTTGCAGCACCTACCTTACGACACTTAACTAATGCACCTGACGCATATGCACTTGGCCAGACTGAATATCTTGACTTTACTTTATGATAGCAAGCATCTTTAGTTCCACTACCCTTTCCTTTCTTATCTTTAACTTCTGTAAGATCTATTTCTGTTTCTTCTGTATCTTCTAAGATAATATCTCCTACCTCTATACTGTTTTCTGCAAACCAACCACGATTAACTTCAATTGCATATCTTATCTCACCATCAGGATATACAGGGATTGGATTCATTGGATCTAATTCTTTAATACTTTCAATTATACCTTCTTCGTTTATAAACGCAATATCAAGAGGTATGAAAGTATTCTTCATGTGGAAAGAATGTTGATCAGTATTTTCAAATATGAAGAGCATACCACGGTCTTGTTCTAAACTTTCACGGAACATCAGACCTAATCTAAATTCTCCATTGTTTTGTGGAACTTCAAGTTGAAGTGGTAGTGAAATAAATTCTTCTTTCATTTTCTTTTTTTTCTTTTTAGATTTTTTCTTGTCAGTTGAGACATAGGTAGGTTTTGCAGCACCTCTTTTAGATTGCTGGTTTGGATCTGCCTTTTTCTTTCTTCTCGCTGCAGATAATCTTTCTTTCTTAGTCATACTTGCTCTTTTTGCAGAAGAAACACATTTAGGTGTTCCCTCACCTGGTTCATCACTGGCACAAGTTCCACCTGTTACCACGTTGACCCATCCACCTTTACCGTCCTTAGATTTAGAACCCTTGAACCATTTATGTAATGATCCCTCATTCATTTGTTCAGTTTTCTTTTTCATTGAATTGATAAATTTTCTATAAACAGCTGCTTCAGCGGTTTTGCCCATCACTCTCGCTCTTTGCTCCATAGCAATTGCTGCTTGAATTTTATGAGCATGTGATCGACTTGATTTCCTAATTTTTGCCACGCTCGCTTTCGCTGTTGCGACATCCTTAAAACCAAGTCCATGAATAGTTCCTTTAGGATCTTCATCAGTGTATAAATCAGAATGTTTTTTTGACTTTGCTGGTTGACCTTTTTTACGAGCAATGCGAGGATTTGATTCCTCAGTCATTTTCTTCTTTTTACCTGCACAATGTGCTTTCTGACTAAAACCTTTTGGGTTATTACAATCAATAGACTTTTTATACTTTGCAGACCATCCTTCCTTTACTAAGAAACCATCCTCACGGACAGCATACCCTTCAGGAATAGGTTTACACTTCTTATCAGTGTTACAATAGTATTGTCCCTTTTTACAGGAAGTCTTTGCCATTATACAGACTATTCAGAGCTATTATTATTTAGCATTCCGTCTTTTAACATCTTTTGCAATTCTGCGGTGCTTCCAACAAATAAAGCATTATTAGTAACTGTGCTTTGAGTTTTTGGATTATCTGCTTCTATATCTTTTACTTTTTTGTGTAAATCTGCTAACTTATCTGTAGTATCTGCAACACTTTTTATTAATTGACCTGCAACTTCATATGCTCTTGGACTTGCAGTTTCTCCTGCAACTTCCATAATACCGTTGATTGCTTCTTGACCTTTCTCTATAAGTGAATATAAATTACCTCTTGTGTAATCATAATCTTTTTTGACTTCATCAACTTTGGTTGCTTCCTCTGCTTTTACAATAGCATCAACTTCAACACTACCATCAGTGTTGAAAGTATCATTCAGAGAGTCGTAACCTTTTGCCATTAGATGTCTACCTTCCTTGTAGGACTAAATTCTTTGGCATCACCAAAGAAAGAACTTGTTTCTGTAAATCCAAAATCATCACCAGGTTCAATAAGTAAGTCATCTTGAGTATCTATAACTTCATCTTCGTTGTAATCTTTCTTTGCTTTAGGTACAACAGTATATCTTTGTACTCTTGATGCGGTTCTTGTATTTGTATCTGAATAGTAATCCAACTGAACTTTTTTGATAAGTCCCTCTGGAGTATCTGCAATATGATTGAAGAAAAATGTTTTTGCTGTAAATGATAAAGTGTATATCAGTGCTCTTCGTGTTGCAAAATCTCCTTCATAGTCATCTTGTTGTGATATATTTTGAAGCACCATTGGAATATCTCT